ATGGCCAGGCTGGCGTGTGAAGCCGGTCTGCGCCGCGCCGAAGTCGCCAAGGTGCACTCGGAGGATCTGCTCTCCGGCGTCGACGGCCCCGAACTGATCGTGCACGGCAAAGGCGGCAAGCAGCGGATCGTGCCGATCACGCCGTCGCTGGCAGCGGCGATCCGCGCCGCCGCGCCACGCGATAGCGGATACCTATTTCCGGACAAATCGACGGCCACATCAGCCCCGACCGGGTAGGACACCTGGTATCGCGGGCGATGCCGCCGGCTGGTCGATGCACAAGCTGCGGCACCGTTACGCGACCCGCGGCTACGCGGGCACGGGCAACCTGCGCGCAGTGCAGGAAGCGCTCGGCCATGCGTCAGTAGCGACCACGCAACGCTACACCGCTGTGTCGGCGCGCGAAATCCGCGCCGTCGCCGAAGCCGCCGCACACAGGGTGGCCTTGTAATGACAACCACCCTGTTTCGTCACGTGACACTAGCCTGGGTCGCGGCGCTGGTTGCCGTATGCCCGCAGCCTGCACCTCAACGACCACCGCACCGCCGCCACGGTCACGGTAACGAAGCCGACTACCAGCAGCTCGGCGACGGGCGGCGGCCCAGGTGGAAATTCCCGACATCATCAACCAGAACGCCGAGATCGCGCGTGAACAGCTCGATGCATCATCAGTCCGCTAAACGGCGTTTCTGGCTATCTCGCCGTGTCTCGCAAACCGGCGCTGACCTGCCTAAACTTACTCACGCCGTCTCACGGCGAATCTTGGTTTCTCGCACGAGTTGTCACAACTCTGGACACAATTTCCGATCCGCGCACCAGAGCCGGTCGCCCGGCCGCAGTGCGGGCCGGCCGCTTCGGCCGAGCCACGGATGAACGAACGTCCGGTTCGGCGAACGGCTTGTCGGAGACAGACTTACACTCTCGTCAACCACAGTCCACGACAGGAGGCCCGATGAGCCAACCCGTGCCGCCGCCCGGCTGGTACCCCGACCCCTACGACTCGTCGAAGCAGCGCTACTTCGACGGCAAGCAGTGGGTCGACCTGCCGCACCCACCCCCGGCAGCGGCGCAGCCGTCAATCGTCATCAACAACAACGTCGGCGCCGCCGCGCCGCCCGTAGTGGTCACAAGCGGGCCCAACCACGCCCTGCACCTGATCCTGACCATCCTCACATGCGGCACGTGGCTGCCGATATGGCTGATCATCGCGATCGTGGGCCATCGGCGGGTACAGGTAGGCGGCAACTCCGGCGGCTCGGCGACTGCGATGGTCGTCGGCGCCGTGGTCGGCGGCCTATTCCTAATCGGCCTGGCGTCCGCCCACTTCGCGGCTTTTGTCGTGCTGGCCGCCCTGGTCGGCTTAGCATTCCTCGGCTACTGGGCTTATCAGCGCAGTGTCGATCGCCGCGCCGAGCAGGCCAGGATCGCGGCCCGCGCCGACGCCGAACACCAGGCGTTGATGCGCGGCAACCCGGCAGGAACCTACGGCCTGTATCCACCTGTGCCGCCGCCGGATCCAAACCCAGGCCAACCCACGTGACCGACCAACAAGACGTCGACGACATCGAGTCGACCGCTATCGACACCGCGGCGACGGCAATCGTCGCGGACGCCAACGAGACCGAGGCCGTCCCACTGGCGTGGTCGGACGGCGACGATCCGCCGGAGGTTTCGGAGTACCGACCGCCGTCGCGGCTGACTTCACGTTTGCTGTGGGTGGCGATGGTCGCCGTCGTGATCGGCGGTGGGTCGGCGATCTATTACACAATCCACAGGGACAGTCAGCGCACGCAGGAAGGGATCCGGCAGCCGCAAGCCGCCCCGCCACCCCGGCGAAGCCATTACTGAACGGCACCTACCGAATCGACTACGACTGGGAACGCACAACAGCCCGCAACAACAAACGCCAAGGCGGCGGGGTCGTCCACTGGGATCACACCGGCATGCCTGCCAGCACCTGGCTAGCATTTCGGTCAGCGTGCACCGAAATGGACTGCATCGCCACCGGAATTCGGCTCGACAATCAAAACCACGAGAAAGCGGCGACACCCGAAGTTAGAGGAGTATTGCGTCTCGTCAACGGCGTCTGGCAAGACATGACACCCACTCAGGTGCAAGCACAGGCCACCTATACCGATGACGGATCGGCCGCATGCACGGCGTGGCAGTCAGTGCGCTTTAACCTTGAGCCGCGTCCCGACGGCACATTCCGCGGAGACAGGATTCAATCGACTGACACCAACGAATGCGGGAACCAAGGCGACACTATCGTCACCCCGATCACGGCGACGCGGGTCGGGGGTGTGCCACCAGGAGTGCTGGACAATGCCGAGCGGTCCTCAGCGCCAGCCTCTTCATCACCGGCGCCGTCGTCGATCGTAACCGTCACGGCCACACCACAACCTGCACCGCAGGCTGCGCCAGCACCGTGGCAGGCGGCACCAGATCCCGACCTACTTTTCCTCAACTTAGTGTCACAGATACCCGTGACCATTACAGATTCCGCGGTCCTCACCGCCAGTGGCCGTTCTATCTGCGGTGACCTGCAACACGGCATGACTCCGGCCCAGGTCGCCGCCGCCAACGTGGGCAATAACGGCATGACCTTCGCGCAGACTTCCGCGATCGTTAATGCGGCAATTACCGCCTTCTGCCCCAATACGCTGGCTGAACATGAAAAGAGCCCGGCTGTCTCGGAGCCGCAGAACGCATTGCGGCTCGACGAAACAGCCGGGCTGGTCTTTCGAGGGCTCTCAACGTCCGTGATGGTGGGCGGTTTGGCCCTTACACCACGCGGAGGCGACTGCTTTCTGGGCGGAACGGGTTGTCGCTGGGATCGGCGTAGCCGGCGATCTTTGCAGCCTCGTCATCGGTGAAGCCCCGAGTTCGCAACGCGTTTCCGATGTGGACCTGCAGGGCAGGGCTTCTCAGACACGATGAATTCAATGTCTGGCTCGTTGGTCTTCCAACCGCGCGCGTTCATCATCTTGTAGAACTTGGTGCGAGATTCAGGGGTGACAAGATGCATGCGGTAGGCGTGTTCCAACAGCGCCTGCATCGAAACTCCCCACTCCCGCTTGAGATCACGCAACTTGCCGAGATCAAGTCGGCGTAGTTCGTGGCGGATCTCGTCGGCGGGCATGAGGAATTCGGCTGCGAAGCGATTGGCCTCGTCTTCCATCTGATCGGTAGGCCCGTTGGAATGCAGAACCAAATGGCCGAGCTCATGGGCCTTCGTCAGTCGTTTACGGTCCGGCGCTGCGTTGGCGTTGATGAGGATGATCGGATGGTCATCGACCCATTGTGATAGTCCGTCGATGCGCTGGGTGCCGAAATCTTCCTCGAAGACGAGGCAGCCTGCGGCTTCCATCCATCGTGTCAGGTTGACGACTGGGCCCATGGGCATACGCCATAAAGCGCGGTGCCGCGCTGGGCGATAGTCGTGCGCTTTACCGACGACAGTAACCTCACCGCCGACGACAGTAACCTCACCGCCGACGACAGTGACGGCGCCGCCGACGGTGAACTCGTCGAGCGAGGTTGCACAGTGGCTCATGGGCGTGCCGATCGGTGCAGCGCGTAGGCGCGGTGGACGTGGCTGTCGCGTTGTTCGATCTGCTCAGCGGTCAGGCGCTCCCCGTGCAGGGTCTGGTGCAGGTGCGGGCCGAACGCGGCCGGCAGCCGCCGCAGGCATCGCCCCATCCGGTGACCGGTGTTTCGCAGCCGGGAGCACGCAGACGGGCAACGACAACTGGACGGTCACGATGCGACCCCCAGTGATTCAGCGACGACGCCCACCAGATCACGCGCCGCGGGAGGTGTGACAGCGTTGCCAGCCTGCCGAACCTGTTCGCGGCGGTTGCCGAGGATGCGGTAGTCGCCGGGAAAGTCCATCGCCGCGGCGATCTCGCGGGGCTCAAGCATGCGGAACAGGACGTCATTGAGGTCGATCGTTAGCTGTTCTGCGGTGAGCAGCGATTGGTGTCCGGTCGTGGTGACGGTCCGGATCGGCTCTCGCACAGGGGTTGTCATCTGGCCTTGGTCGCCGCGCGCGGTGTTGTTCCGCATCAGAAGCGCATGGCGCTCGACCGCGGTGACGGTGGCCAGCGCGTCGCTCGCCGGGCGTGTTCCGCCGTTGCCGTAGTAGGTGGTGACGAGGCCGTGGTGGTTGCCGTTCGCGACGACCGTGCAGAGCGGGTCGGTGACGGGCCGGTGTTTCGATCCGCCGCCGCGCAGCTCGGCGATGAAGGGCGTCATCGCGATGCCGTCGTTCTCGCGGGTGGTGCGTGCCGGCTGGTCGACGGGTGCGGCCTGCTTGCCGTCGCGGCCTTCGACAGGCACCAGCAGCGGCGCCCAGTAGCGTTCGATGCCGGCGCGGATTCGCGCGAGGGTCTTCTCGGCGAGTGGCCGGTCGCGATCGCCGATCCGCTGGCCCAGGAGCGCCCAGTCGATGATCTCGGCGGCCGGGCGGTAGTGCGGCTCGACGATCTGGTGGCATCCCAATGTCGGGCAGGTGTAGATGTACTGCTGGCGGTAGCGGCCCCACGGTGACCGCTCCGCGCGTTTGAAGACCTGGCGGGCGCGGACGTCGCCGTGCACCGGGCACACCGCGGCCGGCGCGGTGACGCGCTCAATCTCCGGCCGCTGGTTGCCTTTCCGCCAGAACACCACGTACATGCGGTCCCGCGACTGCGGGGCGCCGGCCCGAACGCCTGCGCGTGCATCGAGTTCAAGAACACCACGTGGTGGTCGTAGCCGAGGCTGTCCATCGCCATCAGCCACGCCCGGAACGGCTCCCAATGCCAGGCGTCGACCACGTTCTCGACGATCACCGCCTGATACCGGTGGGCTTCCGCGAACCGGGGACGTCCCACATGGTGGCGCGGGACCGTTCGGCCGCCGCGTCGGGCAGAACCTCGCCGAACAGATCCGGTTGCGCGTCGGCGCGCTTGCGGCCCGGCCACGCTGTGGTTCGTGCACTCAGGGCTGGCCCACAGCAGGTCGGTGCGCGGGAAGCGCCGCGGATCGACCGCCGACAGGTCGGCGCATAGATGGTCCGCGTCGGGATGGTTTGTATTGTGGGTCTCGACCGCCAAATCCCAATGGTTGGAAGCGATTCGGACTGCCACGCCGGCACAGCAATCGCGCCCGTAGACGAGCCGCCGGCGCCGCAGAATAGGTCTGTCAGGGTTAGCGTCATGATGCCCGCCGTTCGATCCATTCATCGGCTTCGCTGGCGCGCAGGTCGAACAGGTCGGCTAGGTCGGGTTCTTGGCGCATGATGAGTCGGGCGTAATAGGCGCGGTGGTTGTTGTTGAGCTTGTAGTCGGGGTCGTTGGTGGCGAGTGCGATTTCCCAGCGGGCCCGCTCGAAAAGGGTTGCGATGCCGAGCTTGTGGCGGCCGGTGCTAGCTACCCATTCGCGGGCGAGCCGCACGAGCGTGGCGTACACGTTGGGGTTTTCGTTGTGGAACTCTTCGAACCGTTCGGGCATGGTTTGCGCGAACTTGAGTGCGAGCTGGTCGGTCACGCCGAGGATGCCGGCCAGCTTGGCCAGTGTGTCCTCGTCCGGGTCGCGATGGCGGCTGTGCGGTTTTAGATCGCATCATAGTACGCCTGCCAGCTCGTCGGGTGGTGGCGGCAACTGCTCACCGGGCCACCGCTGGTTGAACCAGGCCACGATCTGCCGCAGGTACCGCACAGCCGCCTTGTACAGTGTCTCCGCCGAGCTGGCACGCTGCTCGGCCGCGAGGGCGCGCTGCTCGGCGGCCTCCAGCCGGGTCTCGGTTGCCGCCGACCGTGTCTCCACGGCAGCCAACCGGGTTTGCAGACTGTCGGCGAACGCCTTCCAGTCCGCAGACACCACTTGCCGGGCGTGTGCCTCAGCGTCAGCGACAGCGGCTTCGGCTTGCCGCAGCCCGGCGCGGTGGCCTAGCAGATGCCCAACCACCACACCCACACAGGCCAGCACCGGGGATGCGATCGCGCCGATGAGTGCGCTCATTTCCGCAGCCGACAAAACTTTCTATCCTCCTGTTCGTGCGGAACCGTCTTGTAGCCATGTGCTGTCGCATTGGCAATGGCGGGTGAATGTCCACCAGCTGCCGCCGCCGGGTGGCGGCCAACGTCGGCCACCGTCACCGCGTGCACCGCCGACAGCCCGCATTCCGGGCACACCACCTGCCCGGTGAGCCGGTAGGCAACCTGCACCGGCTCGCCTGAGAACACCCGCCCGGCCGAAAACCGCACCCGCAACAGCAAATCTTTGGCCCGCAGACTGTTTGGGAAGTGCAGCTTGTCGCCGAGCATCAAATCGTCTACTGGGGACAGCCACCAGTCCTCGTCGCGGATCGGCAGCCGCCACAATTTGCCGGCACGCTCAAGCCAGCCAGCGGCCACCACTTTGCCTTGCGCGAGCGCGGTGTGAATGTCACTCACCGCTGGCGGTACTGGTTTTCTGCCCGGCGATCTTGTAGGAGACGATTGATGTCAGCACTGAGATGAGCGCCGCGCCGGCCCCGATCGACAGAGTGTCAACCCAGTTGACGTGCAGCACGTCGACGGCGTTGCCCCCGAACACACCCAGGATGGCGTGGGCGAAATTCTGTACCGCCGCCAGGCCAGCGGATTTGAACCAGGTGAAATCCATTTTCGTTGTTCTCCTTTCCTGCAGCGTGTTTCGTTGCTGTTGGTTATGCCGCGGGTGCGGCGGTGGTGAGCTGTTGGCGCATCCAGTCGATGCCGCCACCGATGTCGTATGGTGCGTAGTGCGGGTTGGGCTGGTCGGCCAGGAATGTCACGCCGCTGATGATGGCCATGACGATGCCGATGATTTCCGTCCACGGGGTTTCGAACAGGTCACCGATCTGCGCGGCAATCGAGTACGGGTTGGAAATCCAATCATTCATCACCGCTTGGTAGACAGCGGCTTTGATCTGGCTGGGCTTGTCGTCGCCGTTCTCGGCGAAAATGTCGCCCTCCCGGTACACGTCCATCCAGTTGTCCGGTTTCGGTGGGTAACCGGGCAGCCCGAACCGCCGATACGGGTCCAGGCCATGAGTGCCGGTCTTGGTGACCCACGAGCGGGCCCACGGCGCGATGCTGTCGGTCTGCCGGCACGGGTTTCCGTACGCGAGCACACCGCGCAGGTCGGGTAGCCGCCAGTGCAACGGCTTGCCCGGGCCAGGTAGTCGAAGTAGAAGTAGGAGCCGATGATGGCGCCCTGGCTGAAAACTCCCAGCGCCCACGGTGTGCTGGCGGGGAACGGCACACCGTTGTCTATCACGGTCGCCCCGACAAGGCGTGCCAGCTCTTTGATCCCGCTGTCGTTGTCGAACGGCAACGCGGCGTTGTTGTAGCCGATCGGCTGGTGGTGACACACACCTTCGGACTCGAGCTGGGTGGCGGTGTCGGCGACCGGCCCGGCGAACATGTTCGACATGTGGCCTTCGACGGTGAACATGATCGGCAGGGTCGGCGCCGGCGGCGGGAAGCTCCCCAGCCGGGTACGCACCGCGAGGGTGGCCACCGCGAAACCCTGCCGGTCGCGGATGACGGCCAACCCGGCGCGGTTGCAGAACTCCTCGACCGCGCCCGCCACCTGTTCGTCATAGCGGGGTTGGGCGACAATGCCGCGGGCACGCGCCCACGCGTATTTGTCGTGCAGCTTGGATGTCAGCAACTCGATGGCATGCCAGTTCGGTGCGCTGCGTGGCAGGTTGGGGTCGTCGACATCGCCGACTCCGAACCCGATCCAGCGGCCGTTGCTGTCGACGGCCATCACGCACCCACCTTTCGCATGAGGGCCGCCAGCCCGGCGCGCAAAGTGCGCCGCAATCCTTGCGCGTTGCGGCCTAAATCCCCGTCGACGCCCCACGAGTCGAAACCGGGGCCGAGCTGGTCGTAGATGTAGCGGGTCTTGTCAAGCAGCTCGTGCTGTTCGTCCGGTGTGAGCGCGTCCAACGCTGTTCCTCCTGTCTCGGGTTGATCGGTCGACGGCTGATCCTGTTGTGTGCCCGCATATTTGGCCACCGCGGCAGCGAACACGTCCTTGGGGAAGTTAGGTCCGACATCGGTGTGGGTGCCCCACCCAATCACGTCGGTGACGTAGCGGTGGTCGGAGATGCCGGCACCGTGGATGGGATACTCGCCCCCGAAACCGAGGATTGTGGTGGGAATGCCGTACTTTCGGCAGTCCTGCACCGCGAGGTAAGCGGCAACGTCGATGGCGCGACCGGCTTTCGTCAGCCATTCGTCGCGGCTCCAATTCACGCTGGACCCGGCGAAACACAAGTTGATTGACCGGTTGTTGGCGTCACCGACAGACCAGGAGGCCAAATCGGTGTCGACAACATCGCAGACGGTGACACCGTCGTCGTGCGGGTAGCCGGTGCTGATCGTGTAGTGGTAGGAGACTTGCGAGGCGGGATCAGCCAAATACCTGGCTAGCGAGTCGGCGTTGCCGTCGCCTTCCTGTGTGTGCAAAAGGAAAAGGTCCACCTTGGTGGACCCTCTGGGCTGGTTGTTCGGTGACCAGATCGGATACTCGTTGAAATCCGGCCTGTCAGGCATGGTGCCTCCCGGTGGTGGTGGTTGTGGCGGTGCGGGGTTGGCCAGTGCGCGGTGCAGCACGTCCCATGCCTCATCCCAGTGCTGGGCGTATCGGTCCGGGTACGCGCTTTGCTGGACCTGCTGGGCGAACTGGCCGGCCAGGACAGGGTTGTTGGCGGCCTGCCACCAGTTGTCAGTTAGCCGGGCCAGGAACGTGTCGGCAGCCCGTGACAGGGTCATCATGTCTTCGGTGCTGCCCCACCAGGGTTCGCCGTTCGGGCCGGGCTGCTGCTGAAAATAGCCCATCGACCGGCCATCGTCTGATGTCGAATCGTGCGGATACTTGGTGGAATCAGGCCAGTTGGTCGGGTTGGCGGGACACCACCATTGCCCGTTGGCTCCGACCTCGGTGGCGATGGTCATCAAAGCAATCACCGTTGCCAGCTCGTCGAGCCCGCGTGCCAGTGAAACCTGGTGTACCTGCCACGCGATTTGCTCTTTAGTGAGCAGCGGCTGGGGCGCAAACCATGTGAAGCTCATGCGGTCTCCGGTAGGAACGTGCCGGTCAACGTGCCGGTGAAGGTGCCTGAGATGGCCTGGCCGGCTAGCGGCGGGGACGGCTGCGGGGCAACCGCCGCGACGGGCGCGCACACGTCTCCTTGGGCTGCCAGCAGCTTCTCGAAGTCGGCGAACGTCATGTAGAAGCGGCCTTTGTCGCCCCACCCGTCGGACCACGAGTTGAGGAACGTCAGCACTTCGGCGGTGTAGTCGATGCCCAGCGCAAGGTATTCGTGGCCGCCTTCAACCTGGCCGGTTGGTTTGACGAACCCTTTGCTGTCCGGGTCGAACATGTCGGCGGTCCAATCCGTGCCGACGATCACGGGCTGGATTTGCAGCGCGGCGCAGAAGTGGTCGAAGCCGAAAGCGTGCCGGTAGCTTGACAGGTAGCCGAGCTGCTTGCCCGCTTTGCACACCGCTAGACCGCTGGACCCTGTGTCGTCGGGTGGATAGGTTCCGGGCACGTTATCCAGCCTGGTGGCTAGCTTGTACAGTTCGAGGGCGTCGTTTTCGGTGAGGTAGCCGTTGGGCCGGCACGCGGCAAAGTAGTCGGTGTTGATGCAGTCGGCGAGCGCGTTTCCTGTGCATGAGCCGATCTGGCCTTGGTCGAGGATGGGTCCGTGATGTCCCCACAGCACCGAAACCTGTTTGGGCGCGGTAGGTGCGGGAAAGTTGCGTGAACGAGGGTCATGTTCGACATGGCGGCCAAGTCGGTACATCGTCGTCGCCTTTCAGGTTCGTTTGGGGTGGTTGAAGATTCGGTGGGTGAAACCGGTGAGCTTGTGCCGCAGCCACGCGCGCAGCGGATAGCGCAGCGCGACATGGTCTGCTGCGGGGCAGCCGCACACAATGCAGCGGGCTTCGGGTATCACGAGTAGTGCCTGGCGTTGTGGAACGGTCCTGCTTGGTCGAGTGGTACTTCGGCGACGGGCTGGCCGGGTTTGGATGCGTGGATGACCATGCCGTCACCGCTGTAGATGGCGGCGTGTGTTGCGTTGGGATAGAACGTCACAATGTCGCCAGGGGCTAGTTCGTCGCGGGTGATCGGCTGTCCGCCGACCGCCAGCGCCTCGCTGGAGTGCGGCAGCTGCACGCCGATCTGGGCGTACGCCCACACGACCAGCCCGGAGCAGTCGAACGCGTCCGGGCCGGCCGCGCCCCAGCGGTAGGGGCTTCCGATGCGTGTGCGCGCCGCTGGCACGACCGAGGGGTCGGCGTGCGCGGGCGCAACAGAAAGCGCGGCGGCCAGGAGCACCGCCGCGCCGAACGCGGTTTTCACGAGACCGGGCTAGGGGCCTTTGGGTAGGTCGATCGTCGCCGACGTGATCGACACTGTTGATCCCGCGGTGATGGCGGTCGTGTTCAGGACCATATCGGCGTTCGAAGTATCGACGCTGCCTTGGCACTTCACAGTTTCCCCGGCCGAGTCAAGGATGCGGAAGAACGTCGCCGTCCCGGTCGCCGCCGCGCTCGGGTCTGGAGAGATGGAGCCGAACGTGGCCCTGGCCGCGCTGCCGGTGTCGGAGAATCCCGATATCGGCGTTGCCGCACAGGTCAGTTGGGCTAGCTGTGTGTTGCCGCTCAGTGAGGCGTCTGCGTTGGCCGGCGGGGTCCGCTGTAGATGCGGATTTTCGGCGACGCGCCCAGCGCTTCCGCGAGGCCGGTGCCGTTGAGCATCCCTTGCGCGACAGCGCTTGTCAGGGAGAACGCTTTTGGCATATCGGTGATCCTTTTCTATTCGGCGCCGGGACGCGGACTTGGGGCTGTGCTGGGCCGCCGATGTTCTGCGGCTCGAAGCGATGCAAAAGCCATGTCTCGACACGCCATTGGTCCTCGAGCATGTTGGCGGCGCGGAAGACGTCGACTGCCTCGACGAGCTGCTGCACCGTCATGCTGGGGAAGGCTGCGAACTCGGCCGAGTGGTTGGCAACGTATTCGTCGGCGAGCTGGCGCGCCGTCTGTTCGTCGCGGCCGCCGCCGGTGTCGGGGTCCATCGCGTCACGGATGGCTGCCAGTTCGGTGTTCATTGTGCGAGATTCCTTTCCTGTTAGACCCATTCGACGAGCGTGTAGCCAGCGGCGCCGCTACCACCAGCGCCGGGAGTGATGCCGTTGCCGCCGCCGCCACCACCACCGCCGTACAGACCGCCGTTGCCGCCTTTGCCGCCTGTGCGGAGAGCTGCGCCCTCACCGCCGCCGCCGCCAGCGCCGCCGTTTCCTGCGGTCGCGTTTGCGGCATCGCCACTGTTAGCGGCCCGCCCGCGACCGTGTTGGAGCTACCTCCTGCACCACCGTAAAAGATGCCACCACCGCCACCGCCACCGCCAGCACCGACGTTGTTGGTGGTGTCGCTTACGCCCGCACTGCCAGGCCCGCGAAGCCCGCTGCACCGCCGTTGGTCCCGTTACGTGTGGTAGCGGCAATCCCGGAAGCGGATGCGGTCCCACCCGTACCGCCATTGTTACCGGCCAAACCGCCGCCAGCGGAAAGTAATACGGCGCCAGACGCGAACACAGACGCGGTACCATTGGCCTCTGCGGCACCGCCAACACCTCGGACGATTGAGTAGGTCTCGCCAAGTAATTCGACGGGAACGAACACGCGATCTATGCGAGCGCCGCCGCCACCACCGACGCCTGGGCCACTCTGGCCGCCGCCGCCAGCGCCGATCAGCGTGACCCAGCAACCTCTTGTGCCAGCGGGCACAGGCTGATTCGTGCGGTTGACGTTCTCTTCGGCGAACGGCGTGAATGCCACCACGACGTTCCCGGCAAGTGTGGCGATCGCCTGCCGCAGCGCTGCGGCGAACCCACCCGCCTGCGCCTGCGCACCAGCCAGTGCGGCACTTGCTTGCTTGAGCGCCGCCGCCGCGGCCCCCTGCTGAATCTGCGCGCCGGACATCGCCGCCGTGGCGGCCAACCGCAGCGCGGTAGCGATAGAACCTTGGGGCCCTGGAGCACCCGCCAGTGCGGCCGATACAGGTCGCGCAGTGACGGCGAGCGATCCGCTCGGTGCCATTGCGCCGGAAAACGCAGCGGCCACGCGTTGGGGCTGCGCGGCGATGGTGCCTGCTGGTTGCATCTGCCCCGAAAGGCTTGCTGCGACAGGCTTCGTCGCCGCGGCGACTGTGGCCTTGGTGGTGGCGTCACCAACGAACGCGGCTGTCGCTGAGCGCAGTTTCGCGGTAATCTGCGAAATCCGCACCGCCCGCCAGAAGATACCGCCAGGCTGCCGCAGCGCCGGGCCGCTCGGCGACCAAAACGTCACTGCTGCCTCGCAGTTACGAATGCTTCACCGCGACCGCCCGCACCGGAGGTGATCGAGAACGGGACCGCGCCGCCGCCGCCGCCGCCCGGGGTGCACCATCGACATTGGCGCCCACCACGCCGCCGCCGTAGTAGTTACGGCCGGCGAAGGTGAAATCCCCAGCCCCCGACGAACCAGACGCGGTTGTCCCCGTGCCGCCTGGGCAGCGCAGCAGCTCCGTACCATCCGGCAGCCTGAACACGGTGTCTTCGCCGGGATTACCGGGCTGGAAGTAGCCGTTGACACTTGGCCCGCCAGCACCGAAGTGAATAAGCACCTGCGAGTTGACCGGAATGTCGCTGCCGTACACCACCGTTCGACCCCGCCACTTGCCGGGCTCGCCGGCATCCGCCGCCCATGGGGTGCCGTATCTGCCTTGCCCGCTGTGGCCGCCGCCGATCCCGACCAAGTCGACGAGCATTCCCGGCTGCAGCCACGGCGGCGGTGTCCACACATCGTCGCCGCCGGCGCTGCTGCTCGAAGTGTTGGCGAAGCGCTTCTGCTCCGGCGCGTGATACTCGAACGGGACCGCGTTGATCGAGAAGTTGATGTACGGAATGTTGGGCCCGTAGGTGATCTGCGAATCATTAAGCGTCGCAGGGCTTATACCGCCCGTCCCAGCTATGGAGCGGGTGGCGGCGCAGCTCGGCGGGTACGCCACCGGATGGTTCGGCACCGCTGATTGTTTGAAACCAACGTTGAGGGTGCCTGCCCGGCGTTGACGATCTCCAGGTGGATCAGATCGCTGGCATCCACCGATGGCTGCTGCCCGTCGGGGATCGTCACGATCACCCAACCGGCGGTGGCTCCGGTCGGCACCTGCGAGTAGATGTTGGGGCTGTTCCACAGCAGAGTTTTCGCGCCGGTCGACTCGTCGGTGACCCGGTAGATGTTGCACACCACGTTGGTCAGGCCAGAGCCGTTGGCCAGGAACTCGAGCGAGCCCTTCACCGCCGACTCGGCGACGCGCAGCACCCCGATAATCGACGTGCCGGCCGCTACCGGCGTTGTTGGAGTCGACGCGCTGTGCGGCAGATCAGACAGGTGGAACGTGGCCTCAGATGTCTTGTCGAGACCGATGTTGGCCGGCTTGTTCGTTCGGATGCCCAGCGTTTCGAGGGCCTGGATTGCGTTGTCGATGGCCAACTGTGCGTTCTGCGCCGTCTGCTGCGCCAGCCCGAACAGCAGCGGCGGCGTCACACCAGAAAGAGGGTCGAGTTTGAATGCGCTGCCCAGCCCGTCGAACGTTCTGGTCAGCGTCGTCAGCAGATTCTCAAGACCCTGGAAACCTTCGATGCTCGTGGCGAGCAACTGGTCGATGTTCTCCACGTTGCCCAGCAGTCCAGCGTCGATGCGCTTGGGCAATTGCAGCACTGGCGCTTTGAATCGCACGGTACCTGCGGCGACCGACGGTTTGACTTCGAACAGCATGCGCGCGAATCTCGCCCGGCCGGAATGTCGAACTGGTTCGAAAGCGCTTGGAAGCCGCTGCTGTTGGCAGCTGGATTGGTGACGAGGTTGGGTGACGAACCGTCCTGCATGGTCTGGCCTGGCACTGTGGCGATGAAATCGTCGTTGATGTCGTAGACGTTGATGAACACCCCGAGCGCGGGCCCGGACGCGGTCACGCTCTGCCACTGTGCCGACACCCCAGCGGTGAGCTTCTGCCCGGCGCGACCTGGAACGGCACACCCAACAACTGGCGCAGCGTCCCGTCGCCTACCGTCTCGATAGCGCCCTGTGTGGCGTTCCACGACCACAGCCCCATGCCGTCGATGGTGTCGGCGTTGAACGGCGGCGCCACATTGTCGCTCGCGCCGGCGCCAGGTTGCCGAACAGATGCGCCGGCAGATCGGTCAGGCTGGTCAGCGCGCCGGCGGGTGACAGAATGCTGGAGAGGAACTGGTTAGCAGCGGCGAGCAGGTTGAAGTTCGGGTCCAGGAAGTTGACGTTCGCCAGGAACTTGCGGATGTTCAGGAAGAACGTGCCGAGATCGTTTTCGTCGCCGTCCTCCTGGCCGGTGATCAGTTCGACGAGGTCGCTCAGGATGGGGATCTTGCGGGCCCACTCGCTGAGGTCGGACAGGTCGCCGTTCACGACGCCGGTGATCGCCTCGACGATGTCGCTCAGGATCGGAACTCCCTGCGCCCACTGTCGAAGTTGCTCGAACGCGGCGCCGCGGTCGCCAGGGATGAAAACCCCGACGACGGCTTGCACAACCTTCGCCAGGAATTGCTCGACAAGCTGGCCGCCGATCTCGAGCAGTTGCTGCTGGGTGAAGGGCCGTGTCCATTCTGTGCCGGTCTGGCGTGCGTGGACAGCGTCGGTCGGTGGACCGAAAGAGCCCAGTCAGGTGGCTGCTCGGTCATGGAATGGGCTGCGTCTCAACGCTGCACAGCGTGGTTGCCGCGGATGCTGTGTAACTGTCGGAGCCGGACTGCTGCTCGGTGCGCAGGTAGATGTTGGCTGGCGTGCCGGCAGGGATCCAGTCGTATGCGTCCGCGCTGCCCGCCGGTGGCCCGGGCGTCAGTTGGAGACGCTCCTTGGCGCCGCCGATTCCGAAGCAGCGAGCGACGATGTTGCCGTTCGTCTCCCCGTTCAGCCGTGCCACCAGGTCGACTGCGACGTTGGGCCGGTTGGTGTGACGATTGTTTGCGCGTGAACACGTACCCGCCGGTCCCAGCCGCGCGCCGGGATCGGCACCACGGTCAGGGTTGAGGTCGGGTTGCCCTGGCCGACGTTGTTGATGGTGGTGGGAAAGTAGCGCTCAGCGACCCTCTCGAAGGTGTACTCGAATCCGTCGACGTCAGCGTTGACCTTGATGAGCTTGCCGGCCGCTTTGGTGCCGCCGATGCTGTCCAGGTCGATGTGGGTTGTGCCGTCTTGACCAGGTTCGCCCTTGTGTAGCGCGAGTTTCAGCTTGTACACACCCGGTGTGGTGTCGGTCGGGGGTGTGATCGTGGTGAACGACGCAGAGTCCGGCGTGGGGTCGTCCCATGCGAGCGCGGTGAAGTCGATCGCCTCATCGATCTCGGCATGCACACCGGGATCGCCTTTCTCGATCGGCGGCACACCTACCGCTATGCCGCCCTGCGGCCGCAGGATCAGCATCGAAACACCGGTCGACGGATCGACCGGAATCAGGATCTGTCCGTCGAACTGGTAGTACTGCCCGTCAGCAGTCTTGGGCCACGTCATAGGTTGTTGTCTCCTAGCCAGATTGCGGTGCCAGGGTTAGCACGTTGATCGCCTCAAAGATGGCGGTGATGAACCGCTGGTGTTTCGCCAACGGGCTTCGCCGCGTTTGCCGTCGCCGAGCTGCACCGTCACTTCACGCACATCGGGGGTGATGCGCCACATGATGTTTTCGATGTAGTCGGTGAGCATCTTGCGCCGCCCCATGTACACCAGTGACATGAGACCGCCGCGGAAGATGTCGCGCCCCAACGCATACTGGTCGCCGTTGCGGAACGTGACGATCGCCGTTGTGTATCCGCGACTGTCCCACAGCGCGTTGATGAACGCGAACACCGTCTCAACGTTGTAGGGGCGCTGGCGGTGGCGTGGAAGACCTCGATCGCGGGGTGGTACGGGCCGACCTCGGCGCGGCGGGTGTAATGCTCGATGAGCTGAAATGCGAGGAAGGCGTTGTTGAGGAATCCCGCCAGCAGATCGCTTGGGACGCCCGTTAGTCCAACCACGATCATGATCGAGTCGATAATCCACGCCGTGGTGGCGTTGATTAAATCGTTGAGCCACTTGGGGCTTCGCCCACCGATGATGTGTTGCCAGCCCTTGGGCGTGTGGTCGCTGATCTTGCACGACAGGATGGAGCTGTCCTCGCCCGGGTCGGGCGCCACCAGGATCGCGTAGGGCGGTACAAAATGGAGGCCAAGCGCCGGGGCGGTGAACATTTCGAGGTTGTCGCTGGGTGCGTATTCGCCGCGCGGATTGAGGATCGGGTCCATCGTCCGGCCGAGCAGTGAGCCTTCGAGGTCCACCACGGTTCGCAGCACCGAGTCCAGCACCGTCTTGGTGGGGCCTTCGATCTGGGATCGGTCCTTGACCGTCACCACGTAGGTGGGTTGGTCGAGCGCCATGAACGGGATAGTGCGTGTCCAGACGTCGGGCTGCGGGTCGCCCGGGAACCACAGGTCGACGCTGACATCGACTCCGTACGCGGGTGTTATGTCCTTGATAACGGTGCCGCAGGATTCCATCCGCACCAGGCGCGCCGCCAACGGGCTGGTGTCCAGGAAGGGGTTGGTGCGCACCACGTAGACCGGGGTTTTGAGCATCTGGAAGATGTTGGCGTTGGACTGCAACAGGGTGCCGAACCAAGCGCGGATATCGGGGTTCAGCGACAGCGCGTTGTTCACGAACTCCCACAGGCCGGATTGGATTCGCAGCGCGCATTCGGAGATCATGGATTCGATCACTGTGCACAGCGCCCAGATGTAGACGGCGTGGGAGAATGGCTGGGCCTGTATGGGCAGGTACCACGACGGCCAGATGACCAGGTAGTTGAGGATGTCCCAGATGCTCAAAAGGTTGGCGGTGCCGGTCCATTCACCGTTTTCGAACTCGTAGTCAAAGCTGTCGACGTAGAACGCCCACCGCAGGCCGGCGGTCTCCACGGTGACACCGACGAGGGTGGTTCGACACTGCTGGAACACGCCGATAAGGTGGCTGTCGCCTTTGATTTTCAGCTTCGCTGAGCCGACATTGTTGCGGGGGTCGGTGCCCGAGGCTTCCATGAGCTCGCCGCCGATCTCCCCGACCGGCCGCCACAGCTGGTCGTAGACGGTGAAGCGAAAGTCGGTGTCCGGCTGGGATTTCGCTTCGGCTAGTTCACGCGCGGTGCCGGCTATCCGGTACGGGTCGCCAGATTGCAGCGCGGACTGCCAGCGGGTCAGCTCCGCAGTAGTCACTGCCGATCCTCATCGCCGGCGGGTAGTTTCGCGCCGCAGTCGTAGCAGCGGCGAGCCCATGCGACCGTGCGCGGTCCGGACTCGAACAGCCCGTAGAGCGCGACCTCGTAGCCGCTGGGCAGCATGCATTTTGGGCACCATAAACCGGTCCTGGGTGTTCCGGGCTCCAGGACGATGATGGCGGCCATCAGATCGGGTATCTCCGTAACGGTGTGCCGGAGGCGATGATTTTGGAGTCGGCGTTGCCGTCGTCGATCGCGACCTTCACGAAGTAGGGCTTCGCCGGGTTGCCGGGCGACTTGGCGGGATCGCCGCCCGATTCGAGAACCTGCCCTTGAGGAGGCTGTACATGTTGCCCTGCGGTGGTTTGATCCCGAACAGGCTGTTGATGGTTTGCAGCAGCGGGGGGATGTTGTTGGCGAACGCGAACGATTCGAACTTGACGAGCGCCTGCTGAAAACTGTTGAGCTGCTGCGGTGTCGGCGGCACAACGGTGAGGTCTTGCACCTGTGCGCCGCGTTTGCGTGGGTCGGTGCGCAAGAACACTACCTGGTTGGGCAGCAGCGGCCCGAATTCGACGTACTCGTCGCTGCCGGGCCGTCGTAGATGCGAAAAATGCCTGGGCCGAACAGTGTGTAGTCGTCGTACATCGGCTGATCTCCGATGTTGGTGCGCGCCAGGAACCCCGATTGGCTGACGGTGTTGTTGTCGCCGGCGTTGAACCGCCGCACCCATGCGGGGCTCTTTTGGTTGCCGAACTCGGCCGCGCCGGCAGCCATGCCGAACCCGACGCCGCGGTGATCCGCGCCCAGCGCCGATCCGGCACCAGTCTCCTTGTGCGACAGGATTGGTAGCCCGTTGCGCAGGATGCGGAACATGCGCGGGTCACCTTCGACACCGCAGACCAGGCTGAACTTCTCGCCGAAGATCGGCGGGATGATCATCAACCGCTCGAACAGAACGGTTTTGACGTAGTTGTTGAACCGCGCGAGCTCCACCCAGCCGAAGAATCCCTGCAAGCCGATGCGCGCGCGGATACCGTCACCGGCCCAGGTGCCGTCGGGGTTGCGGTTCATCCGCCCCCACAGGTCGTTGAAACAGCCGCCCTGGAAGGTGATTTCGGGGATGGAGCCGAGCTCGATTTCGATGACCTGGTTGTCGGTGTCGGTGTCGAAGCCGGCGTAGGGCCCGTTGACGACCTCGCGCTCGTCAGTGCCGGACTCGGCCACACAGCCTGCCCGCCGCGGCTGGTGCAGTATCCGGCGCCAGGGCCGCTGTACCGCTGCGGCCAGTCGGGGCCGAGATCCTGCGTGCTGGTGTGGTCGACGTCGAAGTCGTCACTCATCGAGTCGTAGGCGAACCGGAATGTCGCAGTGTCGTCGTAGGAGCGCCAAAAGCCGCTGTCGGCGCGCAGCCGCAACGTCAGCTCCTGCCGGTCGAGCTGCGCCCCCCTCAACGGGTCGGGGGCGCGCCTTTGAACCAGCGAATCGGAGCCCACCAGTAGCCCAGATCGTGAGTGAGCCAGGAGAATTCGGATTGCTGCTTGGCGTCGATCGAGGCGATAAGGTCGCGCACTACCTGGCGGGTGTGTTTCGGGTCGCGGCCCGGCACATCACCTTCGCCTCCACCTCGATCGGGTCGTAGAGTGCGTCGAGCTGGGTGATGCCGTCCTCGGTGGCGCCCTTTTGGTCGACGTGCCGCCACGGCGGGATCAGCCCCTTGAGGTCGACGAGGTGAACCGCCTCAGGCGCGCTGTAGCGGTCGGGGATCGACAGCCCGCCCATCAGGTCGAAGTCAATCGACCCGTCATAGGCGCGTAGTCGCACCAGGGGGTGATCGCCCTTGATGAGCTGATACCAGCCGTGCGGAGTGACTTGGTTGGCGGGATAGCGGACAGCGGCGCTCACAGCATGACCCTTGGTACATGTTGCTGAGGTGGAACGTCAGGTCGCGGCCGGCGGCGGCTTCGGTGGCGTTGTTGTTGTTGTAGGTGATGTTGATCGGGCCCGGCGGGTTACCGCTGCCCTGGTGTGGCTGCCCGTCGCCCGGGTTTTGCTGCGGCAGCGGCTGCGCCTGCTGCGGGCCTTGTTGCTTGGCATGCTGGACTGGCCGGCAGTGTTGGGCAGCTGGGGCGCGCTCCAGCTATCCCGCCAACGATGCGGGTAATCCAGTTGTTTTGTGCCAGTTGCGATCCCGCAGTCGGCAGAAACGTCTCCATCAGCCCTTGGACGCCGATGCCGGCGACCTGACCGGCGTATGCGATGGCTCGGTTGATTTCCTGGATGCCGATCTGCGCGGCGATGCCCGCACCGGGTGCGAGCATGTTCAGTCCGCTGGCTGCTGTTTGTATTGCTGCCATCGGCATGCCGCCGAGGCCGCCGAAGCCGCCACCGCCAGGGCCCGCGGCGGGTGCGACACCGCCGATCTGCGTGGGGCCTGCCGCTGGTCCTCCTGCGTCTGCTGGGACGCCAGGCCCGGGAAGTCCGCCGACGCCCATACCTGGAACCGTCATGCCACCGCCACCACCCAGTGGTGCGGGCCCATTGCGGATGGGCCGCCGAGCCCTGCGAGTAGGCCACCGAAGCCACCGGCGGCCGCGAACAGGCTGCCCGGCTGAGATGCCGCGATACCGATCAAGCCGCCGCCGCTGGGGTTTCCAGCCGCTGCGGACACCGCGCCCAGCGCGCCGAGCACAGGCGCGAACGCCAGGTTGGCGAAGAACTTGGTCAAGTTCTCCGCCAGACCAGGCAGCCCCTTCGACAGCCCGAAGTCCTGGTCGATCGGAGCACCGATCTGGCCGGGGAACGACGACGTCGCGCCGCCACCACCGGAGCGGTATTTGCCTTGCCGAGCCTCGGCGAGGTCGGCTCGCGCGTCCTGGGCGTCCTGGCGGGCGTTGGCGAGTTCGTCTCGCAGCCGCATCCGCTCAGACTCTTTCGCGTCGGCCTTCAGCTCTCGCTGCTGCTGCTCGAGCTCGGCGACGCGTTGATCGGCGCGCGCGACCCGCTGCTCGGCCTCACGTACTCGCTTCGGGTCTGGTGGCTCGAAGTAGCCGCCAGCGCCGCCTGTGCCGTACCCGTACATGGAGCCGGGAAGGTGGTAGTGCTCCTCGAACTGTGGATCAGTAGCCCCGCGGCGCCGGCACCGATCAGTGGGCCGCCGTGCGAGCCGCCGGATTCGACGTTGTAGCCCATCAGCGTGCCGGCCATGTGGCCGCCGCCCGGTCCGCCGTGATGGACGCCGATGTTGAACGGCGATGATGGGTCGTAGCCCGGCAGGAAACCGAGCTTGGTGAAGTCGGACTCTGTGGTGAAGAAGCGTTGGCCATCCGGCAGTCCGTGCCCCGTGAGGATGCCGTAGATGGCAGACATGAACCCGGAGCAGTCGTACATGGTCGGCCCGGCGGCCGGCCCGTATGGTGCTCTGCCGGAGACGGATTGGGCGAATTGCAGCGCGGTCATGATGTTGTCCGGTGTCACCACATAGGTGCCGGGTTCGCTGGGCCAGCCGCGGATGCCGCCCTCGTCGAATACGCCGAGCAGACGACCTGTTTCCGCCCAGATTTTGATGGATCGCTGCCCGCCGTTTAGGGGGATGAATGCCTCGCCGCCGGTGGACGGTTCGGCCCACTGCACCAGGCCGGCGCCGGACACTGGCGGCTGCAGCAGCGCATGCCTGGGGAGCTTGCCGTCTGCGAACGAGGCGACAGAGTCGTAGACGTCGAAGATGCCGCCGAGAGCGCGCCTCGGCGGCGCGGGCGGCATCAGGAGATCCTGCAAGTTCTTAGGCGGCGCGGTAGGTGCCGGCGGGGCACCAGGAATGCCGGCCATTTGCGCGGTGATCTGGATCGACTTCGGCGCGGCTGCGAGGAATTGTTGGATCTGTTTGGTGGCGGCCTCAGTGTTGACGTTCAACGGGATGGTGGCCGGCTGGTCGCCTTGCTGGCGGCGCCACGCCTCGGCCTTAAGGGTAGCCTCCTCTGTGAGGGGAATGATTTTGACGGTGCCGTCCGGTAAGTTCTCTAGCGCATACTGCGTCGAGTCTATGTTGGCTCTGACTTCCGCTGTATTGTCTTTCAGGACAATCGTTTTGCCATCGGGAAGCAGCTTGATGTTGTCGCCCAAGTCTCGCGCGAACCTTGCTGCTTGGCTGGCTCGATCACCCATCACGTCGATCTGGTGCGCCAAAGTCGGCATTGTGTGAGTGCCGAACTCGACTAGTTCTTTACCAGCAGTTCGGATTGAGCGGCCGAATTCGCCGAACCGGCCGGGAAGATGACTCATCGCGGAGCCGACAGCGCGCAGGAAAATACCAGCCTCATGGGCTACTTCACCGAATGCCTCCACGGCAATGCGCGCGAAATCGGTGAAGAACCCGATGATTTCAGGCTTGTGGCTGTCGATCCAGGCGCTGATGCTGTCGAGGCCCTCGACGAGCTTGTTGCCGAAGCTCTGCGCGCCGCCGCTGCTGAACAGCTCCGACAGCGACAATTTGATGCTGTCGATGCTGTTCTTGACTTTCTCGACGATGCCGGGCATGCCCTGCATCATCGCGGCACCCATTTGCTGGGCTTGGCCGCCGCGGGCGAATTCGGCCATCACCTGGTCGAACATTTTCAGGCCCGCGTCTTTGGCGATCATGGCTCCGCGGATCGCGTCGGTGCCGAACAGCTGGGCCACATCAGCCTGGAATTGATCCGGCCGCATCCGCGCCCCGCTGCACCGAGCTGCTGTATGAGGTTGCGCATCCCGATGAAGTTGCCTTGCGTATCAGTTAGTTGCAGGCCGAGATCCGCGATAGCTTCTTGTGATTCGCTGCTCGGGTTCGCCAGATGGGTGAGCAGCGTCTTGAAAGAGGTGCCGGCGTCGCTGCCGACAACACCCGCTTTGGCGAACATGCCCAACGTGGCGAGCGTGTCTTCGATGGAGATGCCGAATCCGTGCGCGACGGTGCCCGCCTGCTGCAGCGCGAGGGCGAAGTCGGGGATCTCGCCTGGCGCTGCCTGCTGCACCGCTGTCAATAGGTCCGCGACGCGGTCTGCCTGGCTGGGGTCGAGGTTGAACGCTTGCAGCACCGAAGCCTGGGATTGAGCCGCCTCAGTGGGGGATATCCCGGCTGCGGTGGATAGCAGCAGGGTGCCGCGCACCGACTTCAGCACATCCTGCTGCCCGAGGCCGCCTTTGGAAAGTTCCAGCATCGCGTCGAGCGCATCTTTGGCCGACACACCGGGCAGGGTGAGATCGTTACCTAAAGCCTTTGCGACGGACCTGAATCGATCCATGTCAGCGGCTGAGGCCCGCGTCACACCTTGCAGCTTGTTTGCAACCCTGTCGAAGTCCAGGCCGGTTTCGAATACGTCTTTCATCGCGCCGACCGCGGTGCGGGCGACATCAGTCACAGCCTGAACGAAGTTGCCTGCCACGATGGCGGCGATCGCGCCGCCGATGAACGCCTTGCCGCCCGCGGATCCGATGCTGTGGAGCTGGCCGACCAGTCCACTGCTTTGCGAAGCGAACCCGGAGATTAAGCCCTTGGCGTTGCTTTCGAAGCCGCGCCCTGCGCGCTGTTGCGCTTCTTGCAGCTGGCGATAGGCTTGCGTAGCCTCCCGGGCCGCGCGAGCCTGCTCGCGGTTGGAGCGTGCCAAACCCTCGGCTGTGCGCACGATCTGGGTGTTCGTGCGCGCCAGCCGGTCACGTGCAGTCGCCAAATCCCGTTCAGCGTCGAGCGCGGTCTTACTGTCGCGGCCCTCCTGCTCGCGGGCGTTCGATAGTCGTTTCTCAGCTGCCTCAACCTCTTTGGCCTGATCTTTGGCCTTGTCACGTAGCCGCTGCAGCTCTGTCTCAGCGGTTTTCGCTTTGCCGGACGCGTCGGCGACCTTGTCGTAGGCGGTTTGGTACTGGCGGCCGCGTCTTCGATGTCCTTCGACCCGGCTGAGAATCCCTTGCCGAACGCGTCTGCAGCCTTCTTGCCAGCGGTAGCGAACGTAGCCTCCACCTCGTTGGCGGCCCGCTTGAACGATGCGGCGTCGGGCCGCGCCTGCACGTCAATCGTTATCGGCACGGCTCCACCACCTTTCGTTCATTCCCAGCCCATCTGGGCCGCCAAATCGTTCTGGAAGTTTTCCGACGCAGCCTCTTCCTCGGCCTGTTGGTCGGCGAGCGCGCGCCGCTCAACCGGGTCGATGAAGACCTTCGGTGTGTACTCGTTTTCGCTTCCGACATAGTGGCTGGCCCGGTATAGTGCGAGCTCTTTGTGGATTTCGGCGAGGATCTGCATGAACTCGGGCCATTTGCCTTCGCGCAGCGCGGTTTTGTACGGGCCGTTCTCGGGTGCGTGGCGCAGCAGCACCAGCAGCCGTCGGCTCGACATGATTCCGCGATGCCAGTCGAGGATGTCGTGGCCGCGGTCAGCGAGGTCGGCTTCAATCTCGGTCGGGTGCTGGCGCCACACCAGGATCGCCGGCACCACTTTTCGGGTCGGCGCTTAGCCGCCGATCCATCTCGATCTTCTGCTTGCCCCAGATGACTTCGATCTCGTTGAAGTTGATGCCGCCGGCATTGGCCCGCGCCGCGCCTTCTTTGCCCCACAGCACGATTGCGAGTCGTTCGCCCCAGGTGGTCGGAATGCGCTTGCCGTTCTTGCGGTGCGGGTAGACCAGTGCGCCCTTGGCGATCACTCGGCCGTCCGGGTCGACAATGTCGGGTTCGCGGTCGTATTCCCGCATCTCGTCCTGTAGATCGTCCCAGCGTTTCTGCTGCTCGTTGTCCAACAGATCCTTGTGTGGGATCTCGAATACCTCGCCTTCGGGGTGCTCGGGTGTGGGCTTGGCTCGGCGGAACTCGCTGCGCAGAAAGCTGTATCGGCCTTCGCTGGCCTGCTCGCGGGCGTCGGCGGCGTTAACGACGTGGCGGTGCTTGATCTCGTCGGGAATTTCCGGCATGGGGCTGTTCCTTTCGGGCTGTCAGAAAGATTGGGTGGGCTGTGGCGGGCTGTGACTCACCAGGCGGGCGACAGCCCGGCACCCGCCTGGTGAGGGCTAGCAGGGTTACGGTGTGACCGGGTTGATGGCGAAGGTGCCGCCCGTCAGGCCGGAGCCGTCGCCGGTCAGCGGCCCATACTGGGCGCCTGGCGTGGTCACCGTGTACGGGCCGCCCGCAGAGCCGGTCACTGTCCAGTCGGATGCGCTGAACCCGTCGTCGAGCGCGACCAACGCGGATTTCACCGCTGTGCTTGTCGCGTTGTAGGCGATCGGCGCTGTGGTGTTTCCGCCGAACGACAACACGAAGTCGCCTGCAGTCGGTGTGCCGAGCGTGACGATGAACTGCGACACCGGCGACCCGTATTGCGCAGCCCATCCGGCGCCACCAACCCAGGTGTGCTTGATGACCGGCCGGTACTCACCGTCGACCATCGCCATGAAGAAGCCGTCCGGCAGCGGCGTGTACTCCATCTCGGCGGCTTCGGAGTCCTTCTTGTCCATCTTGGATTCGCCGAGCTTGGTCAGTTTGCAAAACGCATAGCCGTCGACCTTGTAGACAGGCAGGCCGTTTTTGCGGTACTCGCGCACTAGGAGCACTTGGCGGCCTGGGTTGTCGGCGTCAATCGGCCGGCTCCAGCCCGCGTTGGGCAGGCCGGGCAGTTCGACGAGCACGTCGCCGTTGTCGGCGTTGAGGCGCAGATTGTTGCGCAAACGCCGCATCAGCGGCTTGGCCGTCTCCACGCCGGTGAAGCTGAACGGTTCACCTTCTTCCACAACGTCGCTGTCGAACGGGAAGTTCGACTGCAGGATCATGAAGTCGTCGTTCTTGATGTTCGGCTTGGTGTTGGGGCCGTCGCCTTCCTTGAACGCGCCGACGAGGTGGAATCCCTCGTTCGGGCTGGTGTTGGGCACCCAGAAACCGTTGACGAGCTTGAACGCGAACAGATCGGCTCGCCACTTGCCGTCCTGGGCGAACGGCGACCACCGCGTGGAGCCGTCGGGGTTGTGGGGCTGATGTCGGTGGCGGCGCCGCGGGCGTCGCGGATCAACGCCTGAACGAGCTTGCCGCGCTCCAGGCCCGGCTGTCGAGCGAACTGAGTCCGGCGCCGCTCCAGGTTGTGCCGGTTGCGGGTTGCGTCATCTTGGGACGTTCCTTTCGCGAAAGGGAAGTACCGGAAGGCAATCCGGCGGTTACAGGGGTTGGGCTGTGATGCGGCGTTTGCTGGCCGCGGCGCGCATTACAGCGCGACGTATGAGAGGCCGATGCGGTATCGGCCCACTTTCCGCAGGATCTGGATGTTGTCGTAGTCGACCCAGATTGGTTTCTGCACAACATCCATGTAGTCGAGGTTGGCCAGCCTGCCGTCGCTCAGCACGACATCGGTGTCCGGGTAGCGGGCCAGGTAAAGCATGCGGCGATGAGTTTTGTCGGCTTCCTGGGCTGCCAGGTCTTCCGCGTTGTCGATGGTGGCGTCGCACAGCGTGTGCACTGACACCACAGCGGTGTCTTCGCCGCAATACGGGTCGTCGGCTCCCATTACCTGGTTGACGAGCCTGAACGGCAGCGGGTCGTCGACTCGGCGCCTGGACGCGCTGCGGGCCAGTGGTTGCAGCCACGCGATGACGAATTCTTCTGCATCGGTGGCCCTTCGTCGAGCAGTTCGATGGTCACCGATGATCACCGTCGTCGAGTGTTCCGCCGAACTGCTCAGCCGTCTTCTGCATCGGCGCAAATTCGGGTGTTGGGGTATTGGGCCCGAACCGCGAGTGTGTACCCGCGGGGTCGCTGCCGGTCCCGTATTCGATGAAATGTGACGTCCAATGGGTGGCACCAACTTGGCCCTTGCCGCCGCGTGCTTGCTTTGTGACTTTGATGCCGGCCGCGTAGGCTCCGTGATCGATGGGTGCGTTGTTTCGCGCTGCGGGAACGAATTCGTTCTCCATGAACGCGTTGAGCTGCGCGTCGACCTCAGCGGATGCGGCGATTGCGGCTTCGATCTCTGCGTCGGATACACCAAACCGGTCGAAACCGTAGGACATGTCTAGCCTGCCTGCTTTTGGCACATGATCGTCACGTGGTGGATAGCTCCGGACAGGTCTGGGTGCGGTTTGGGGTCGCCCATGATCTCGTAGGTTTCGCCGTCCACCTGCAGTTGTCCTGATGCTTTGGCTGCCAGCGCAGCCGGCACGGGCGGTGCGGTGCACTTCCAGATCTCGGTGGCGATGTCGGTGTTGACCCCGACGACTTCCTTAACGCTGAGCGGCCGAAACAGACATCCGGCGACAGGAACCTCCGTTGAAGTCTGGGGCTTCATGCCCAGCCGGTTCGGGTTTCCCGAGTCGGTGAGAGTCACGAAGGTGACTGTTTGCCCGCCAAAGCTCATGCCAGCGGCACCAATCTGTAGGGGTCGAGCAGGGTGTGGTTGAGCATGTCGAACAGCTGCGGTTTTGCCCGATGGTGAGCACCCACCGGTAGGACACGTCGTCGACGGTTTTCTCGACCAGTGGGCCGCTGTTGCCGACGACCGCCCGGGCATCGCGGACATGCGGTCGACCAGTTCGAGCACGGCGGCCTGCCAGTCTGCGGCGTCTTCAAATCCGTGGGTCATGGTCACGGTGATCGCGCCGAGGTCGCTCGACCAGCAGCCGCCGGACTTCTTGCGCACGAACCCCAGCGGGGACCATTGCAGCCCGGAGAGGTCGAGCGTCACGTCGTCCTCGATCACCGAGGTCAGCTCAACGAGATGCAGTGTGGGCAGCGAGAGTCGCCGGCCGCCGGGCCCGTCGAGTGTCAGTTCCTCGGATTTGACTGGTGTGACACGCCAGCCGCAGTAGCGGCGACAGGTCGCCAGCGCGGCATTGAGTAGCCGCTTGGTCTCGTCGTCGTCCTTGTTGAGGCGTCCCTTGGTGTAGAGCTGGACGTCCTCGGTGGTGAGCTCGCCGTCGGTGTCAGGCATCGCCTTCCGCGCTCGGCTCGTCTCTTTCTGGCTCGCTGGCAGGCTTGCGCCGGCCGCGGGTAGTGCTCACCGAGCGGCGCGCGCCGGGCTCGGCAGTTGCGTCCTCGATGGATGCCGTCCGGGCGGCCGCCACCTCGACGGGCTCGAACAATCCAGCGCGGCCTTTCACGCATGGGTCGCTGGTATCGAACAGGTCGCCAGCGCGGACGGTTCGCGGCACACCGTTGTTCCAGTAGGTAAACGGCTTGGTAGCCCTGACAATTGCCATATTCGTTCCTTCGCGGTCGCACCGAGTCCCCAACGCGGTTGGATCTCCGCGTTGGGGACTCGGTGGATACTGGACCTGCCTATGCCGCAGTGGCGACGTTGAGAAGCCTGAACGCTCCTGGATACGTCACGTCGGCGCCGACACGGTAGTAGGCGTACCAGCCGCGTTGGCCGGTCGGCCGGCGGTTCGCCCCGAACAGGTGCGGGATGAACTCGACGGACATGCCAACTCGATCAGCGATGACGTAGTGGCTGAAGTCGCCGAACAACAGAACGTAGTTGTTCTCGGTGGCGGCGGGGTTGACCGCACCGTCCATCGCCTCGGCCTCGCCGAGCGAGCGACCCAGCAGCTGCATCGGCCGATCGTTGCCGATCTGCGTCCACAGCGCGGCACCGCCGTACTGGTCGAACGCCCGGATCTGGTTGTAGATCAGGTTGTTCGCCAGCCAGGACGCGTTTGAGCGGAACCGCGCGGGCAATGCCCCGTAGACGGCGTAGACGTCATCGATCGTGAACTGCTCGCCGCCAGCCGTGACGACCGACCCCGTCGCGGCGGACACGGCCGTGATTACGCCCTTGGGCTGGCCCGAACCAGAGCCGGTGATGAACGCTTCAGCTTCGAGTGTGTCTCGGCCGAAGGCGAGCAGCCGCCCCACTTCCTGTGCGACGTTGGCCTCGTCTTCGAGCGCCTCGATCGAGATGGGCACGAACCCGGCCGCCTTGTGGACCGGGATGCTCGGCTGGTCGAAGGTCGGCGAGTCGTCCGACACCTCCGTAGCCTCGCCGTCCCACGACCACTGCACCGCACCAGCGCTCACCCCGTGCCACACGTCACCTGTGGCGACGACCTGGCGGGCAAACTGCCTGATGTCGTTGCGCGATCCGTCCGAGGTGATGATCACGGTCGGGTCGAGCTGGAACGGCACCAAGTAGCCGCCGGCGTTGTCGGTCAGCGACATGGCGCGAACCTCATCGAGCGCCCGGGCCTCTTCGGGAGTGAGCAGGTGCTGATGGGTGCGCGCCATCTTCGCCCACGCCCGCAGATAGACCGGCGACGACGTTGCCAAGCACTGGCGGGCCAGGCTGGAGTTCTTGTCGTCGAACCGCTCAATGATGCTGGTGGCCGCCTCGCGGATCTTGTCGTTGGCGCCGGGCATCTTCTCGATGGCCGACAACGCCCGGGACCGCAGCTCGGTCGCCACCTCGTCCACCGGCCGGCCGTAGGTGCGGACCTCACTCAAATCCCACGGATTGCGGAACCTGTGGTCCTCGATGCTGTCCGGCTCGAGGATCGCGTCACGGTCGTAGTCGTCCCGCGACCGCGACGGCGAACCCGCCTCGACCCGCAGGCGCCGCGACGGCACCTGGCCGGCCGCGGTGCGGATGGCGGCGAGCTCGGCGGCGCGCTCCAAGCGCTTGCGGTGCTCGTCGACCTCGCGGAATTCGGCGGTCAGCTCACGGAACTCGCGGTCCTCGTCCTCGTTGAGCTGGTCGAGCTCGCCGAGCTCTTCCATGCGGGCGTGGATCTCTTCCAGCCGCTTGACCGACTGGCTGTGGGTGAGGGTCGGCGCCTTGCGCGTCTCCTCGGTCTGCTGCTCTGTCACAGCGATTTCCCTTCCGTTTTGATGGTCAGCAACACGTCGCGCATGTTCCGCAACACCAGATCGACGGGGCGGGAACCGCGCGGTTTCGACGGGTGCTCACCTACGAGCCGTGATTGGCTGGTGGTTCGCTGCGCGTCGCCGGAGTCAGCCGGGCGCTCACCTGCGGACGGGCGCTCACCTGCCGGCCTGTCGCCAGTGGTTCGCTGCGCGTCGGCGGATTGCTGCGCGTCATCATCCGTAGATTGCGCCGCGTCCACCATGAACACGGCGCGTGCAAGCAGCTTGCGCTGCTCGGGGTCGTCGAGGCGGCCCAGGTCGATAACCTGCGACCGGACGGCGACCGAAGTATCTGCGTAGGCCGGCCACACCACCGGCCCCATCTCGGGAACCTTCAGCTCCTTGAGCGTGCGCACCAGAAGCTGATCGTCGGGCACGTCCTCATACCAGGTGCGCTCCAGCTCCTCCATGAGCTGTTTTTCGTCGCGGATCGGCTTACCGTCGGCGGTTTCCCACGACTCACGCACCACCGAGAACCGGAATGACATGCCGTTGATGGCCCGGGCCGCGATCGCGTCACGCACCGGCATCATCAGCCAGTTGTCGAAGATCCGGCCGACGATATGAGCTCCGCCTTCGGGTGCAAGCTCTGGATCGACTTCCTCTGCGACCGAGCGCAGCTCGGCGATCGGCAGCGACCCGATCAACGGGTGGCGGCCGTGGTCGAACTGGATCTTCGGCGGCGTCTCCCGAAACGACCGCTTCATGCTGCCGGGCGCGATCCGCTCGCGGAAGCGGCCCTCCCACGAGTCGATGATGGTGTCGCGGTTGAAGACCGCACCGTAGCCATCGAGGGTGAATCCGTCGTCCGGCTCGCCATCGGTGGCCGAGCGCAGGGCGAACGGCGCCTCACGCCGCACCCCGGCCATCGGTGGCCGGATTTCGCGGCGCATCTCAGTTGACCGTGGCGCCATTGAGTGAACCTCCTTGGAGCTGGCCTGCGTCCGCGGGCGCGGAATTCTGGCCCGGCTGCTGTAACTGCACGCTGTACATGCCCGAATGCACCAGCAGGCGCAGATCGTTGGCTTCGACCGCGGCGACAACGGAATCCGGCTCGTAGCCGGCGGTGATGTAGGAGTTGATCGTGGCGGCCTTGGTTGCTGCGATGTCGGCGGCGTCCTTCTCGTCCTCGCGCAGGAACGGAACATCCGAGGCGTCGTACCAAAGCCGGGTGTCGGGGCCCTGGCTGGGCAGGATCGGTTGCAGCGAGCCAGCCAAGTTCTGCCACAGCGGATGCGCGGTGCCGTCCGCGAGACGCCGACGCGCCTGCCCGTAGTTGCTGTACGTGGCGGCCGCCAACCCCTCGGACAGTCCGACGATCACAGGTGGACACCGGCCGCCGCGGCGATGCGTGTCTCGCCGCCGCCCCGCACGGTTTTGAAGTCGATCTGCCGCAGGTTCGCACCCACCACGGTGGCGTCGGCGCCGGGATACAGATGCAGTGTCTTGTAAGCGTTTTCGACGCCCCCGAACTCGTCTTTCATCTCCTGGGCGAACTTTTTGATCTTGTCGATAGTCGCCCCAGCGTCGTGCTTGATCACCATGTTCGGTGTGGCGCCGTGGTCGAAGAACTTCCGCTGGTGGCGGGTCATGGCCTGGTCGGCTTGGATCTCGCGCAGGATCGGCGTCAGCCACGACATGCCGCGGAAGTTGGCGAGCGGATCCGGTATCGGGCAGAAGTGCACAACCTCGTCGGGCAGCAGGGCGACCGGGTCGTTGTTCGAGCCGGGCCGCCCTCGGTGTACAGGTAGCCGACCTTGCGCCAGCCGATTTGGCCGCGCCCGTCGCGCATCTGGCGTTCTTCAACCGCGATGTGAACCCAATCCGGGCGCAGCCGCACGATCTCGTCGCCCTGCCGGGTCAGGTAGGCGTTGCCGGCGAGGTCGGCGTCTTGGATCATCCGCACCAGCAGGTCTTGCGTCGTGCCGTTGGGCCACGGCCGCTCCAGGATCCGCAGATCTGGAGTTCCGAAAGTGTCAGAGGGTTTGCCGTTGCGCAGACGCTGGTAGGTGAACCGGACGCTGGAGAACACCAGTTGCCGGACCAGCATGCAGGCGAACACCACGCCGTTGGCTGCGTAGGCGTGTGAGGCTAGCCCGACGAACGTGTTTGGTGCCATCTCGGTCTGCTGGCCGACCAGGGTCTGGTTGATGCCGCTGCTGGTCAGCCCGTAGCCGTAGGACAGCCCGTTGTAGGTGAAGTCTGCCCAAAGTTGCGCGTAGTCGTCGATAGTTGAGATCCGGTCGCGCCGCCCGCCTTTGAGCCGGTCAAGCAGGTTCACGGCCGTCGCCTACCGTGCTGCCTGCTGGCTGGGTCGTACAACAGCACCACGAAGGCCTGCCCGAATGCTCCCGCGGTGATCAGCGCCCACGCCGGCCGGTCAGCATCGCCACACCCGCCACGATCAGGCCGGCCGCCAAGCTCGCTGCGAGAATTGCCTGTTTGGCAGTCACATCAACATTCCCCAAACCTCAGTCTCTTGCGGCTGGTTGGCGATCGCCCGGGATAGGGCCATGATCAGCGCAACCACACCGTCGATCTTGTCGCCTGCGTTCACCTTGTCCGGCTTCACATTTCCTGCGGGGTCCATCGCGACCGCGAAGTTGTCCACCATCCACCGAAGCAGCGGGTTGCCGCCATGGCGGATCACCGGGTTTTCCGGTGTACCGGTGAGGATGAGCCGCTGCAGATCCTTGGTCGGCGCGCTCATCGACGCAAATCCTTGACCCATGGTGATCATCGGCGCCCCGTCAGCCATCAGGTCGTTGACGAGTTGCTGTGCGTTCCACCGGTCATAGGCGATCTCTTGGACCAGGAACTCGTCACGGTCGCGGTTGATTTGCTCTTCGATGAAGTCGTAATCGGTGACATTGCCTGGCGTGGTGGCCAGCCAGCCCTGCTTCACCCACACCGACGCCGCGCCCGCGGTGCGGCTGTCCAGATTTTCAATCGAATCCTCCGGCGCCCAGCAGCGCAGCAACACATCGAAGCAACCCGCTTCATCGGGGAACACCCACGCCAGCGCCGTCAAATCGCTCGTGGAGCCGAGGTCGAGGCCGCCGAAACATCTGCGGCCTTTCAGCCGCGACATATCGACGATGCTCGCGTTGTTATCCCACGCGCCCAGGTCCAGGAACCTGGTTTGCTGCTTGGTGCGGATCCCCAGGTGCAGCCGAAGAAACGAAGCCAGCTCAGCCGGAGAGTCCTTCGCCTTGTTCGCCGCGGTCTGCATGAACCGCTTCGTCGGGCTGATCCCATAGCCGGGGTTGGCTTTCTTCCACGTCGATTCTGCGAATGGGTCATCACCCGGCTCGGCAGCGAACACCACACCGTAGGTGGTGGGATCTTTGAGCACACCGCGGGCCAGCTTCTCGATGCGGGTTCGCTTCTCGTCGTACGGTGTGTGCCGGCGGCCCGCGTCTGCGGTGGTGATGAACAGGATCAACGGCTGAATCCGGCTGCCGGTGCCGGTCTCGATCGCCTCAATCAGATCATTCGTCTTGTGCAGGTGCACCTCGTCGATGATGCCGCCGTGCAGGTCGCGGCCGTGCTGGGCATCGCCGACGTTAGCCACCGGCTCGAAAACACTGCCCGATGCCTTGTGGATGATCTTCGACTGAAACGCGTCGAAGTGTTTCGTCAAAGCAGGTGATCCGCGTACCGTCTGCTTCATCGGATCGAACGCGAACTTCGCCTGATCCTTGTTTGTCGCCGCGCACACCACCTGGGCGCCCGGCTCATTGTCGGCACCGGTCAGATAAAGCGCGGTGCCGCTGGCGGTCTGCGTCTTGCCGTTTTTCCGCGGCAGCTCAACCCAGGCGGTTGTGATGATCCGCGCATACTCGCCAGAGTCCCTCGACTTGGCCACCCAGCCGAAAACCGGCGCCAGATAATAGGCGACCTGCCAGCAATCCGGCTCAAACGGCTGCCCAGCAAAACGGCCCTTGGTGTGGCGCAGCCGCCGAAACGACGCGATCACATGATCCACCCGACCCGGATCGAATACCGCGCCCCGCACATTGCGCGGCTCCGGTGTTTTGATCAGAGGCGGGCACGTCGGCGGCCTGTATCCGCGTGACTCCAGATACCAGGCGACCTCGGGGCTCAGCTTCAGCCTTTCGAGATCGGCATCGGCCCAGCCGCGGCGCCTAACCGGCTTCTTGGCCGCCCGCGAACGGGTCGCTCTCGCTGTCATCGCCAGCAGGCTTCTTGCCAAGGTTCAGCTCAGCCGCCGGCGTCAACCCGAAATCCTGCGCAAACCGCAGTAAATCGCGGCTCGCCTGCTGAGCGGCGGTCACAGCCGGATGAAGCGCCACTCGGCCACTGCGCTTATTCGTGACCGTCATCCCCTCGGCCTGATACGTCTGAACCGCCGACACGAACCGCGACCACGCCACGCAATACGCGACGAACACCTCGCGATCTTCCGGCTTCAACAAGTCGAGTCGATCCAGCGCCGGGCCACCCGCTGCCAGAGATTTCTCGCCTCATCATCGAGCCACTCGGGCGGGTCCGGCGCCCCACGCTCGAAGTTCGGAACCTGCGGAATCGGCCGGCCCATGCTGTCCTTGCCGTTCCCACGACCCTTTAACACCTTCAACGGCACCGGATCAGGCGCCGGACCCCGCCTACCCACGGCAACCAGCCCCATCCAATTTCGCGACAAAACCGATGCCCGCGAACAGATCACTGGGGCGGCGGTCGTGGCGGCCGGAGCGGCCACGATCTCGACCTACCCCCTCTGACCTGCGGTTTCGCTCGGGTTTGGCGTGTGTTCGTCGGCATGCCTCACCTCGCCCTGGTCTTGCCGCGCAATGCGTCGGCTGTGGTCTTTTCGATGTCGTGTGGCCTGCAGAGGGCTTGCAGGTTGGTCCAGGCGTATCGTGGCCCGCCTTCTGCGAGAGGCACGATGTGGTCCACCCGTTCGGCTGGTCGTCTGCAGCCGGGCCACTCACATACGGGGTTGGCTGCGAGTTTGGCTGCGCGCAGCTTGGCCATGCGCGCATCATCGTGCGGGTGTGTGCTGCCTTCCCAGGCAGGTCGGCATGCGCATGGCCTACCGGGCGCGGCGGGTTTGCGGCAGCGAGAGCAGACGCGTGGTGGTGCAACTGGCATCAGGTGGCGGTGGTGACTGAGAGATCCCAGCCGTCGGCCGGGTGTGCACGTTGGCGTGTAGGTCTCGGTTGGTCATGGCTGCGTCGGCGATGGTGAGCATGAGTGCCCGCATCCACGGTGCTGGTTTGGTGTTGGCTTTGAGTTGTTCGGTGAGCAGGGTGGGCGGGTTGGTGGTCCACTCGCCCAGGTCGCCGTTCATCGCTACGTTGCCGTCGATGGTGATGCGCAGATGTGCCATCAGCGCGTCTCGTGTGGGCAGTCGGCGCCGCGCTTGGCCAAGCCCTGCAGCAGCGCTTTGCCGTCGGTGATGACCTGGTCGGTCTTGTCGACCGTCAGGTGGATGAGCGGCTTGCTGCGTGTGGTGTCGCAGCGGCAGTGCACGGAGATGATCCTGGTGCCGTCGGGGCGTCGGCGGCTTGGGTGCGTAGCTGCTCGAGTTCGGTGCTGGGGATGATGGCGAAGCCTTCAGTTTCGAGCAGGTACACGATGGCTTCGCCGATCAGCTTCGGTACGTCGTGGCTGGGCAGGCCGGCTTGTGCGGCGAACTGCTTCGCCATCTCAGGCGGGATGCCGGTGGAGCGTAGGCCGGGCAGCGGGATGAGCTTGGCCGGCTGATTGGCGTTGGGGTCGCCGGGATGGAGCAGGCCTTCGGGGAGTCGTTGGGCGATCAATCCCGCGACAGCGGCGTTGGGCATGGGAAGCTCCCAGGTGTTGGGCTGTGGTCGCGCGAGGCCGGTTCAACGTCTAGGCGTGAGAAACGCCACCCGGTCTTGGAGACACGTGTGGCGTGGAGCTGACTATAGCGCATTGACCGGCGGTCTTACAAGCGTGTGATTTCAGGGTGTCATCGCGGCGGCCATGGTGCGCGGCCGATGGTCGCAGCAGCCGATATTGCCGCTGACCGATACGGAAACACATATCAAAGCGGTGACCGTGAAATCTCCCACGGACGAACAGGAAAGCTACCGCCACTGCTCGTCGTGGCCGATACGCCCCGGTTTGCATACCTCACGACGTGATGACCACGCCGGGCACTTCCTGGCAGGCACGGGCGACCACGTGGCGCCACCACCGCGCCGGCAAATGTGCCGTATCTGGCCGGGCAGCATGCATGTCCTCGTCGCGCCTGTACACGTATACAGCGGGGTCGCGCGCCGCGTTGAGCACGTCGACCAGCTCGTCGACCGCTTTTGCGGTCATCGCCTCGATCTGTTCGACTTCGACGCGGATGCGTTCGGGTATGCGGTCGCGGCCGGCCTCCCACGACCGGATGGTCCTGGGGTTGACATCGAGCATTCGCGCCAGAGACTCGATCGTCAGCCCCAGGTATTCGCGGACCGTCTGCAGTTCGCCGCCGTCCATCCGTCCGGACCGTCCGGATCAGCCGTCGACCCAGATGATGCGGGCCAGCACCTTCAGATCCCGCTGTGGGTGGTCGTAGCCGGAGAGCCGTTCTAGGCCCGCAGCTCTCGTGACCGCCGGTCCGGACCCGGTTTGATGACCTGGCCCCAGATCGGCGAGTGCGGGTCCGCCGACTGGCGGGCCTGCGCGCTGCGTCCATACTCGCGCCGGACGATGCTGTCCACGCTGCGGCCGGTGTAGGTGCCGTGGTCGGTCTTGACGGTGGTCATGTTCTTTCTTTCCCTTTCGGCTCGGTCTGGGGCTTTTCCCCTGACCCTGACACCCATCACTCTACACCCTAAAACAGGGTGCAGTCAAGGGTTTCGGCGGGATTTCCGATGTCGTGGCGGGCGCGGATTTCCTGCGCGAGCGAGCTGTCGGCGTCCATCATCAGTCTCATGCTGCTCGTTTATTCCAGCACGCCGGGCGGCAGGTCGTAGCCGAGCACCTTGGCGAGGAGCATGAATCGCTCCGGTCCCCACACGGTGCGGCAGTGCTGGCACACGCAGCCTTGGGTGGTGATTTGCAGTGCTGGCTGGCGGACGAGGTCGCCGGCGTTGTCGCGGCGGTAGACGGTTTTTTTCCGCATGCCGGGCAGGCTGCGGGCAGGTGTTTGACGTGGGTGTTGGCGAGCAGGCTGGTGATGCGTTCGACCCACGTTTTGAGCGTGTTGGTTTTGTGGTGGATGTCGGCCCCGTCGTGGGCCGCCATTTTCGGCTCTGTATGGCCCGTAGACGAAAGATTGTCACCGGGGTGGATAGTTCGGGTTGGGTCGCGTGGGTTTTGCGGCCAGGAGGGCTCCCAGCGGGCTACTGTGGTGTCGATTTCACGCAGGAGGTCGAGGGCGTCGATCCAGGCCGGGGTTGGGAGGTTGGGACTCCTGTGCGGTCGCGTTTGGAGCCGGGGACGGCGTCGCGCAGCTGCTCGTAGAGGGGATCGAGCCACACGATTCCAGTGCCGGTGTGCTGTGGTTTGGGGTCGATGAGGGCGCTGATGGCGTAGTCGAGCTGTCGGCGCGCGTCGGACAGCGGTGAGCTTCGCCTACGTTTGGGTGACGCCATTGGTGCTGTGCGTGGTGCGCTGCTCATAGCGGTGTGCGCCAGTCGAGTGCGTCGATGGCTGTGTCATGCTGCGCTGTCATTGGCGTGCTCCTGGTTGGCGGCTTGTTTGAGCAGGTTTTCCCACTCGTCTTGGCTGGCTGGGGTGGCGTGGTTGCGCAGCGCTGTCCAGTAGGCGTCAATGCGTTGCCGGCTGTCCAGTGCGGTGGATAGTCGGCAGGTTCGGCCGCAGGCGGCGCGGGCGGCGGTTCGTCGCTTGTGTTGTCGCGGCGTAACGCGCGGGCGATCGCCGACAGGTCCGCTGGCTGGAGCATCCGGTTGCGGGGTTCGCGGTGGTATTCGCTGACTGCGGCCAGCAGGTCTTCGCGTTGCACGGCTGGTGCGTACCGGTTGAAGTGCTCGACCCACGCGGCGATGAGCATTTGCGAGGTGCGTGGTGTGTGGGATGTGTCGTATGCGGCGGCTTTGGTGAGTGCGTCGAGCACGTCTTCGGCGGTGATCATGGCAGCTCCTGTTGCTGTCGTAGCTGTCGCAGCTGGCGTTTGAATTTTTCGTTTTCGGCTGCGCGGAGGTCTGCTCCTTGCAGCTGGTGGCCGTTGGCGGCTGGGCGGCGCGGGATCGTTTGACGATGTCGCCTAGCACGGTCGGCAGGAACTCCGCTTTCATGCAGTCGGCGCGGTGGTCCCATTCGTGCAATGCCTCGCGGATGAGTGCGTCGGGGTGGCCTTCGCGCGCCAGTTTGATGACTTGGACGGCGAGCCGGTCGATCGTTGTTCGGGGGTAGCCGGTGCCGAGCGTTGTGCGCACGACGGTCCTTGCGGCGTCGGTTGGCTTGGGTGGTGTTGGCCGGCTGGGATTGTCGATGAACTTGGGAGCGGAGTTGAGCACTTCGGCGTCGACGGCGTCTTGCGGTTCGGGTGGCCAGGGTTCGTCGTTTTCGCGCGCGGTCGTCGTCTGTTCCCTGTTCCCTGTTCCCCTGTTCCCCTGTTCCAGCGCCGGGAGTTCCGTCACTGAGCGGCGGAATCTCCGCGGAATTCCTCGGAGATTCCGCGTCTGGCCGTTGAGCTGCGGAAATAGCCGCATTCGCGGCTTCGATGAGAGCCTCGTCCGGTTTGGCGCGCTTCTCGGTACGCTGATGCTTTTCCCACTCAGGAATGACGAAATATCGGCGCCCGGCGTGCTCGAAATACACCACTCCGTAAGCTCTCGAAACTTCCGAGAGAATCCTCGGATAATCCGACACTGGTATCTCGTCGTTGGGAAACGCGAACCCGATCAGCCGAACCGGGGTCGCATCGCCGATGCCGTAGTCGTCGGCCCAGTTCCACATGGCGATGTACAGCAGCCGCGTCCGCAGGTCGGCTGCTGCGGTGTCGGGCGAATCCCAGAACTCCGGTTTGATCGTGCGAATACGCGGCATTAGGCGCTCTCCTCCTTGGGTTGGGGTCAGGTTCGATGCGACCACCGAACGCGGCCTCGACGGCGAGGTCTAGGCCGCCGGCCCGCTGAACAACGAGCCGATGTCGCCCCACCCGGTAGTGGTGGACGATTCTTCCGGGCAGCGGACCGCCGTCGATGATGCTGTTGCAGTCCTCGCCAACGTTCGCGCCGCACATCCCGCATTTGCGGGACAGGGCATCCTGCACGGCCGCGTTGTCGCGGCCGGTCCAGAATGGGTTTCGTTCGGTGGCGCGCCGGCTCATTCCAGCTCGCTTTCCCGTTTAACCAGCTGCTCCTCAGCAGCAATCGCCGCGGTGTTGAGGATTTCTGTCACCCGGTCACTGAGATTGCCTCGTTTGCGAAGGTCGTTGAGCGTGTGGACGACCTCGCGTAGTTCCTCGTCGGTGAGATCGTCGCGGTGTTCAAGGTCACGCCCGGTTAGGTGGCGCAGCACAATCAGCTGGTCTTCGCGATCATTGCAGTCCACCTCGTGTAGTAGCGCGAACATGCGGTTCAGCCATTTGCGGCGGTGCGACTCGGCGGCTTTCGACGCAGGCTGTTCGGCGTCGCCACTAACGTCAGCGAACGATCGGCCCGTGTGTGGTGTTTCGTTGGCGGGTTCACGCTGCTCATCCAAAGCAGGCAGCCCAGCCACCTCGAACGCTCGGCGAAGCGCATGCGCCTCAGCGGCTTTCAGCGCCATCTCAGGCGCGTAACGGTCGTTGCCGCCGTTAGCCGGGTAGCGGCCGGGATAGGTGAACGGGTGGCTCATGTCTTTGCGCCACACCGACACTCGTGCCACCCACTCGCCGCGCTCACCGTCGAGAACGGGTTCTTGCTCGACAACGATACCGTCGAGCTGGCCGGAACGGTGCGCCACGTGCAGCAACCCGTCGCGGGTGATATACACCCCGGATCGGGGAATCACGACAACGTGTTTGAGCAGCGGGTCGAACCCGTAGTGCCGGCACACCGCGACCGCGGCCCGATCCTCCGGTTTGGCCGGATTCAGCCCCAGGTAGCGGATCAAATCAGTGTCCCGTTCGTCGAACGCGCCCATACGCGTCGGTGTTTTCGATACGATCGGCTGGTAACCGGTCACCGTGACTCCTTCTCGTGATCGCGAAATACCCACTGCGGCAAAGAAACCGGGACGATTTCACTGTCGGCGTAACCGGGCCACTCCCCCAGTCCCGGCAGGTGCGGAACAGGTCGATGGCCTCCCGCATGCGCCGGTAGCCGAGCTGGTAGGCGTCAGAGTCAAGCTCTACAACGGACACAAGATGCGGTGGTGTTTTCTCGACCAGCACGAACACGAAAACCGGGTTCGGGTCGAGCTCAAGCAGGCGCGCCACCGTGACATACCACGCCATTTGCAGGTGGTAGCCGAAATTGTGTGCGGTGCGGCCGAATTCGCGCGGGTCAGCGGATTGACAGGTTTTCAGGTCCACAAGCCACAACCTGCCGTTGCGCTGGGTCATCCAATCCGGTCTGGCCGCAGCCGCACACCCGTCGCCGGGTCGCGCACCCACATCGACATTTCCGGCTCGCCGGCATCGAACAGCTCGGCTGCGAGCCGGTGATGGATTTTGACAGCGTCACGCATGTCGACCGCGGCGTCATAGTCGGCGCGCAGGATGGGGACGCGACCTGTTTCCCGGGCCTTGTCGCGGCATTCCCGAGCATGCTTGCTACGCCAATCCTCGGCGTCAACAACCTCTATCTCGTCCCGCAGCCGAGCACCAGCGTGTGCACAAGAGTCCCGATGTCAAAGTGGGTCGCCGGCTCGCGTGGGTGATCAAGCTGCCACGCGTATTTCGCGGGCGCGGACAGCAGCAGCCGCGCCCGGACGCGGACAGGCTGTCACGATCACTCTGATAGTCACTGGTGGGGATGCCCGCATAAACCCCGTCCTCAAGCGGGATCGGACTGTTTTCGCTATACAGTTGGCATGCGTCCACATACAGCAGTTCGCGTTCCCCGGCCGGCCGCACGCCCACAAGCCGCTCAGACGGCTCAACCACCACGCCGTGCCGCTTGCACGCTGGCGTGTGCCACCACGAAACCTTGTCACCAGCCGCGAACATCACAACGCTCTGCTCCGAAACGCTTGATGGTCAATAGATTTCGGTGCGCCCTTGTGGCGCAATCGACGACGTTCCCGCTCGGATAGGCCGCCCCAAATCCCGTACCGCTCGTGGTTGGCTAGCGCGTATTCGAGGCATTGGACCCTCACTTCGCACGCGGAGCACACTTTTTTCGCCTCCCGTGCACGTGCCGCGTTTGCTTTGTCGGGGAAGAACGTTTCTGCGTCGACTTGTGCGCACAGGGCGAGCTCCTGCCATTGCTCGTTGGTTTGGAGGCGTGGCGGCCGGTGGCTGGCCTCTGGCCGGTTTCGGAGAGCGCTCACAATGTCACCGCCTCAACGACGTTCGTGGTCATATGTCTATGCCACGTGCGGGCAGGGATACCACCGGATGCCATGCCCGCCCAGGTTTTCGCCACACACACGCCGTCACCCGGTCGTGACGGGCACGGGCCGTCGTGATCGTCCAGTTCGACTCGCGGCGTTTCATTTCCGGGAACGGCCAGCGGAAACCGTTGCGGGTCCGCAAATCCGGGTGAACCGATTTCAATCCCCACGAGTCGTAGCCGTCGGGCAGCGTGTATTCGGGTGCGATGACATCGGCTAACAAGTCACGGTAGGTCACTTCGGGGCGTCCTGTCTCTTGGGATGGTGTGCGGGTACGTTCGCCGCAGGCATGGCTGCGGTTTCTTCGTTGGCGGACACCGCCTCACGTTGGCTGGCGACCAGCCGCGACTGCGGCGCGTAGACGGCGACATACCGGCGCAACAACGCGAGATGCCTTGGGCAGTGATCGATTACCGCCATCGCCACGATCCGGCCCGCATCGTACGGGCCGAAACCGGAATCCTCCTCAACGGCCCTGAACACACCGGACAAACCCGCCAACGACGGGTAGCTGTCCAACGTGGAGCAGATCGGGCCAGCGGAGATTTCCGCATAGTTCGATACCGGGTCGGCGTGCGCGGGACTGGCGAAAGCGATTGCGGCACCGATGATCACGCTGGCCAGCATCAGCCATGCGAGTGGCATGACGGTGTTCCGGATCATGCACCGGCCTCCAAGATGTACTGGCGCAGCCTCGAACCTGTCATGGTTCAGACTCCGATCTTGTCGAGTGCGGAATTGATTGCGTCGGGGTTGAGTTCAGCGGGTTGGTCGAGTCCCTGGATTTGCCGCCAGTAGGCGATGGCGTGGCCGGCGAAGTCGACGATGGCCGCGCTCTCGGCCGCGCTCTCGGCCGCGCTCCAGGCCGCGCTCCAGGCCGCGCTCCTGGCCGCGCTCTCGGCCGCGCTCTCGGCCGCGCTCTCGGCCGCGCTCCAGGCCGCGCTCCTGGCCGCGCTCCAGGCCGCGCTCTCGGCCGCGCTCACGGCCTCCCATGCGAACGGAATCACACTGGCCGCCGAATCCCGGTGCAACTCGGCGATCCGCTTCACAGCAGCGACGCCATCGCCTTTCGCGAAGCGCACGACTCCCCATTCCGGGTTGTCGAGAACCTCCGCGATCCACAACGCATAACCGGCGTCAGGCATATCCGCGGTTCCGACTGTCTGCCAACCCAAATCCAGCACGAGCACACTGTTCTCAGGTGACAGCATCCCGTCGTCGTCGGCTAGTTCGTCGTTGCACATCTGGACCAGCGCGGCCAGCGGGCGCGCCGAGCACTGTGGGTAGTCGGTGATCTGGGTGTCGCCGTTGATGTAGCTGATGACGTTCATGGCGCAGCCTTTGCCGCTGCCGGGTTGGTGCGAGCCTTTCGCAAGGCGCAGCGGATGCGTGATGCGGTCGAGGTCGATCATCGGTCAGTTTCCTTCCTGTGTTGCGGCGGTATCGTTTTCGACTTCTGCGAGCGTGGCGGCGTTGAGGATTTCGCGGATCTTGTCGTCCGTGCTGATCTTGTTTCCGGCGTCGTCGTAGCATTCACCGGTCCACCATTGATCCAGCGTGTCAATGAGTTTCGAGGCTTCGGCGACGGTGAGCTGAGAGCTGGTGGAGACAGTCGAAGCCGAGAATCGAGCTTGTGCGCGCGGTCAGGTCTCTCACGCCAGCGCCTCCCCCGGCAGATCAACGTCACCACTGCGGCCAGCCGATCGCCTCGCGGCAGATCGTTCAGCGCGTAGAACACGCGGTCGGCCATCTCCTCAAGCAGCGCGATGTCACCATCGTGCGCCGGGTACGCGACACCCGCTGGTTGCGGCATCACCGGCAAACCAGCCCACTTTTTCGCGTGCTCGACCAGTTTCGTGAACTTGCGTGCTACCATTCCTAGCGACCTCCTTTCATTCCTTTCTTCTCTGTGACCGGCCGGCCCGCGCTCAGTAGTGCGGGTCGGTTGCGTTTCGGCTCGCGGCACGAAGATGGTCGGAGAGCGCCCGGCAGTAATACGGCGCTTCACAGTCGGGGTGCCGCGACCATTCGTCCAGCTGGATCGCCGCGGCACGCAACACCTTCGGATTGCCGAAGCGCGGCGGTGACGACGGTTGCCGTGGTTGGTGGTCCCCGCCGCGGCGAGGGACACGTCAGCCGCGGCAGGGGAAGACGCGCGCCGCAACCCGAGCGCGACACCCTCGGCAACAGCCTGGGCGAAACGGATCGGGTAGCAGCCGTATTCGGTGAGCAAGTCGCACGGCAACCGCAACCAGTCGTTGAACCTCACGCCGCCTCCTTTGCGCGTTCGGCTGTGATCCGCGCTCCCCGTTTGCAGCGTTTGCACTTGCCGTGCCGCGCCAGCCGGCATTTGTCACCACCGCATCGCCGCCACTGCGAGATCAGCGAGTCGAGGACATTCACCGCGCCACCTGCCCCCTCAGTTGCTTTGACGCGTGTTTGCGCTGCTGTTTGCGCGCGAACACCTGAAACTCGGCGGTGTCGGCAAACCCGAACACTGCGGCCAGGATTCGGCACTCAGCCGCGTTGAGCGCCAGCGAATCAACATCCACCGCCGGTTTCATGCCGACCTGCGCAGCCACTCGAAACCAACAAGGCAAGCCACCGCGCTCACCGCCGCCAGCGCGGCAGTTAGCAGATCGGCGATCACTGGACCACCCCGACTCGGCTGGTGTAGTCAGACAGCAGCCGCTGCAACCCCTTCGGCGTCACTCGGGGTTGCGGAGGGTCGAGCACGAGCACGCCGGTTTTCGGGTGGTAGTGCGACTGCGGGAGCACAGACATATATCCGGCGTCGATGGCGGATTGCATGACGCGGTAGCGGCCGTCGCCGACAGCGCGTCTGATCCAGCCGCGGCGGTCCAGCTCGGCGAACAGGCGCCGCTCCCCGAGCTTGATGCCGGCCCGCGTCAACGACTGGGCGGCGTCACGCACCGATAAGTCGCCTTCGGCGTCGAGCAGCTTGTCAGCAACCTCGGCCTTGGGCTCGAGTTCGGCTATGCGCTTGTCGGCCGCGGCGAGCATCTTCTGCGCCTCGATCACCGCATGGGCCAGCAGCTCGGGCCTTCGAGTGCAGGTGCAGGTGATGTCGAGTAGGAGCCGGTGCGGCGGATAGCGGGTAGCACCTCGCTGGTGATCCACCGCCGGAACGCGACCGCCTCGGGCTTGTCGGAGCGGATCACGACCTCGTACATGCCCGGCTCATTGACGACGGTCGTCTGCTGCGTCCGGCCGAGACTGTCGGAGATGGGGTGCGTCTGGCGCACCTCATCGTCAAGCCGCGACGCAAGGCGGCTGACATCGACAATCTCTAGGACACGCGCGAGGTCGGCGAGGACGAACCACGGCTCGCCGTCGACGAGCACGACGCGGACCTGGTGGTCGGCGTACGCGAAAAGCTCCACCGCGCTCATGCGCTGATCCCGACTATCTCGAGGGCTGCGTCGATATCCCGCTGGTAAATGCGGTAGCTACGGCCACCAGGGAGCCGAATCGCACGCAGTTTGCCGGCTTTGATCCAACGCTGAACAGTTCGTGAGCTGGTGTTCAACTGCGCTGCGACTTGCGCCACTGTGAGGGTGGGATTCGTTGCTTTGTCATCATGAATATGGCAATCGGCCATGCGCTAAAAGGTATGGCCGATTGCCATAAGATGTCAATCACGACACACCAATTGTCGCTAACGTCGCTTATGGCGTATGGTGGCGACTATGACAGGTGCAACAAATCAGGCCGCCGACCATATGAGACAGTGCAACGAGCTCATTGGAGAGCGCGTTCATGCGCTGATGTGGCGTAGTCGGCGCACCCAAAAGCAGCTCGGCGCAATCCTCGGCGTGGACCAAGGCTCAATCTCGAATCGCTTGCGCGGCAAGACCAACTGGACTGCTGTGGAAATTGCCGTGGTAGCCCGATGGCTAGGCGTGCCGGTCGCCGATCTAATACCGGAGGTTGACGTTGACGACCCTAGCGGACCCAGCGGAGCCGGTTTTCGCATCGCCGGCGTTTGA